ACTGTACCTAAATCTGATAAAGTAGCACCATTTAAGTTTATTGTAGAAGATCCGTTCGCATTAAAATTTGCACCATTAAGATTAATTTCAGCATAATTAAGTTGAACATTTGATATTGAAGAATCCGGTGTTGACCCTGTTATTACTGTACCACCTAATATATGAGTTTGATGAACATTTCCCAAAGAAGTTACATTGGCGCTTGTAAAATTTATATTTGCACCAGTTGCAGTTATTATAGAAGAAGTTACATTTGATTGAACACTATTTGCAACAATCGCATTGGCGGCAAAACTTTGTTCGCTATTTGCAAACACTACTGCACTTTCAGGATTTGCTGAATTAGCGGCATTAATGATTGTTATTAAATCATTAGTTGAATTTCTCCATTCATCAAAAGTATTTGTAAGTGCTACCGATGTTACGGCTGAAGGTCCTGTCGCCATTATTGATTCCTGTTTAACAATTCAAAAATTTGATCTAACCTTGAATTTATGTTTTTTATTTCAGACTTCAAATTATTTATTTCATTCACCTCTTGTTTCAAATTATTAAATTTTTGCACTTCATTTCTATGTTTCAATAAAGCCTTTTTATCTATTGCCAACAAACCACCTGAAGTCAAATCTCGCACATAACGAGGATCATCAGTTTTTGCTCTCATTAAGGTTTTCCTTCAGTATCTAACGCTACGGCTCTCAAATCTGTAATTTTTGGTATTCCGATAAAAGTTGTTTGATCATTACGATCCAATGTCATCACAACTTTTATTGCATATGTTTTAAATTTATTAAATCTAGCACCATCTGTATTTTGATATGTAATATATTCATCTTCAGTTTCATAAGTATATTGTTTAAAATCATCTTCATTTAATGAAAATAATCCTGAATCTGTTTCTTGAGTCATCAAAATGTATGGTTTATCATCAAAATTATCAGGATCATCTCCTGCTAGAACTTTATAATACACATAAATTTCTGAACCTCTTGGTTTGTATGCATTAATATAAACTCTTAAATCTCTAGCATCAAAATCTTCCTCTAATGTAATTCTTCTTGATATATACTTTGTAGTTATATTACCACCTCTTGAATGTTCAACATTAGCAGAAAGAACAATTGATCCATTTGCACCCTCACCCCTTATTTTAAAAGTAGGAAGAGTAGTATTTGTCAATGAAGAATTTGATGTTACTGTTGGATTTGTAAGATAACCCGATCCGGCATTTACAATCACAACATCATTAATTTTACCTCCTGCAGTCACATTAGCCGCCATAGTTGCAGTATTGCTTCCTACATCAGGATCAGAAATTACAAAACAAGATGTATTACCATCACTCGCTCCTGTTGTTGTATATACACCTGAATCACCACCTATTTCAGTTTGTGAAAGCCCCGCTCCAGAATTTGTAACTAATATATCACTATTACTAAAATCTGCATTATCAATATTATTCAAAATGGTAATAACACCTGTTCTATGTTCATCAATAACAGGGCTGATAAATGAATTTGCACTTGTCATATACACATTTATTGTAAAACTATTTTGATATTGTGTATTGGCAGAAGTATTATTTTGTGTTATTTGTTTTTGTGTTTTAAAATCAATATTTTTATCAAAAGTAGATTTTGTAGGTGCCACCTTTTTTGTTGTTCCACTTTTTTCTGTAGCAAAAAAGAAATTAGAAATTGTGGTATTTGCATGTTCAATTCTCTCAGTAACCAATTTCATACCATCCATAATCGTATTTGAAGATGCATTTCCTGATGTAAACACCTTATTATCAAATCTTGCATAACCTGTTTCAGTAGAAAAATTACATCTATCTATTTGAAACATTAAACCCTCTGTATTGGTTGGGTTCCATACTCCAGCGTTTGTTGGTTTAAAGAAACTACCTACATAAGGTTGTTTTGTTATTTTTCTGTCTGTACCTGTTGATTTCGCACCAAGTTCAAACCCATAAATTTTATATTCTGCATTATTTGTTATTAAAACTATTGAATATTCACCTGCAGACAAATAAACGGGCATATCAAATTTAAATATTGTTCTTGAACCAACATTAGCACCACTTTTATTTGCAGAAAATGAATTTCCAAGTGTTGCTCCAGGAAATCCTCCTGATGCATTTGCACTAGGTGTTGTTGTATTAGCGGTTACTCTACCAGGAGTCAATACAACTTCGGACCCTGGAATAATTTCAGATGAACTTGGTATTCCATTATAAGTTGGTCTTAACTGTAGTGTTACGGGATTCTTTGATCCGAGGGAAGTGTCTTTAGCATTAAAAAATAGTGTAATACTATATAAAAACAATCCGAAAGGATATAAATTTTCATCAACAAAAAAGTTTTGAGCCATTGGATTCAAATATTTATTTGAACTTGTTTGTCTCGCTATTGTAGAACTTTTTGCAATACGATCCTCAGTAATATCTTCTCTTCTCAAAATTATAGGTCTAGTTGAAATAAAATCTCCAATTCTATTATTTTCAATTACACCTTTAATATGAAATATATCTTCTGCAACAGAAGTTGTTGTGGCAACAATATTGTCTATTTCATCCGTTAATCTGAAAAGAACCTCTCCTGCTGGAAATGTACCTGATTGAACATTATATACACCTGCCGATACCCCTTCGTTATTGACTCTTATTTCAGAATTAGCAAAAGAATAATTTGTTACTGCTGAAATTGTACCATTTGCGAGTGTATCATTTCCTCTTATAACTGAACTTACAGTAAATGCGGCATCTGTAGATTGATTAACGATCATAATTGTACAACCATTAGCACTATCACGATCTGACATGTAAACCACATTTGCAGTATTGCCTGCATTACTTGCACTGCCCTGAATTGTAATTTGTTCAAAATTACCAGGTGTAGTTCTAAAAACATTTGAAGTGCTTACATTTGAAAGTGTAAGTAAAGTTGCTTGTTTTACATTTGCAGTAATTTTTGTATCTCCAAAATAGGCATATACATTTTTATTGGGCTTTAATCCTTTTGCAACAAATGTAATTGTTTGTTCTCTTATTTTAGGAACTACACTAATATTAACTGATTTATTTCCTACAATTTTTGTGATTTTTTCAGGAACATTTCCTGATTTAAGACCTGTTAATGTTTTCGTCTGACCTGTGGTTTTTGCTTTTCTATTATTAGATAGAACATCACCAGAATCTCTTACACTCTTTTTCACATCATTATTTACTTCAACACCTGACCAAATATCTTCCCAATCATTATAGTGTGTTCCATGACCATTTGCGGTTGTCACATAAAGCCAATTATCATATTGTCCTTCTAAATTTACTTTAACATCTGCACGATTAGAGGTATCATACCAATTATCCGTTGGAGGATCTAACGACAATTGACCAATATAATTTTTTAAAGAATTGGGGTTTATGGAATATGTTTTTTGTACATTTTTACCATCTACACTACCCGTCAAAGGCTGATCAATAATTCTACTTGAAGAAAAAGGCAATGTGATCACACCTCCATTATTTACAAGAGTGCTAAAATTTGTATTACTATTAAATTCTAATTTTTGTAAATCCGTAGTTGTAGGAGGCCGTAAATGTTTTTTATCAAAGTCAATGCCTGCATAGTAATCTAAATTTTCAACATCTCCTAAATTATGACCAGCAAATGGATCTGCAAAAATACCATTTTTAAATCTATCATTATTATTTGTATCTGTAATCACCAAACTATCTGCTTCTTTTTCAAGTAAACTCAATGCAGTGTAATATTCAAGCGTTTCTACTCGTTTTGAAAGTTTTCCTAGATCTCTCATTGTAAATCTACGATTGTCTACATATTCAACTTTTATTCCACTTGTTGCACCACTTGAAGTACCATTTGTTGTTCCGCTTGTTACACCACTTGTTGCACCACTTGATACAAATGTATATGCAGGAATTTCAAGATTATACAATGTCATTGCATCTGGATCATCAGGAGGTAAAACTGGATTTATGTCTGAAACACCTTCAATTACTTTAAAGAAACGATCTTTTGATAATGCAATTTTATCTTTTCTAGGAATATAATGAGAATAATCTGTATCAAATGTAAAATCATAATCTGGTAGAATTTTTTCTGCAAAAACATTAGATGTGGCGGTAATATCATTCGTATAATTAACATCATCAGTATTTGCAGTTTCTATACCTATTCTTTTAGGTCTAAAATCAATCACATTTCTTAGATTAATTTTATTACCCGTAGCAGGAGATGTATAATCAGGTATTTCACCATAAGAAGTATTACCTGATCCTGACCAAGTATAAGAATCTACTGTGAAAGGCCCTTGTCCAGAGTGAGTATAATAATCAACAATGGCAATAACTTGTCCTGAAGGTTTTGTTTCACCTGGTTTCAATGAGATTTTTCCATAATCATAATAATTATCTTTTTGTCCATCATTCAATACAAATCTTGAAGTAATATTATATTGACTAGAAGAGTTTGCTATTGCGGCTGTAACCATCGTATTTGAAACAACTACAGTATCCGACAATGAATCCACAACCGCAACAAGTTTTTTAATATCAGCAAGTTTAAGAGAATTATTAGCACCTGGATCATTATTCATTGATGTTCCAAAATGAATTTGTCCAGCGGTTGCTTGAACTGAGTTTGCACTATTAAACAGAGCATTTGCTCCAGTAGTATTACCAGACACAAGAACTTTTTTACCAATACCTGATCCTGATGTGCTTAGAGTGGCGGCATCAATTTGCATTGTAGCAATAACTTCAAGTTGTGATCCAGCATAATTTTTTGCATTTGAATCGTCTGATTGAACATTGATTGCTAATGATCCAGCAGATGATGAAGTTACAAGTGTTCGTGTTTCTGATGCACCAGCATGAAGTCCTGAACCTGATGTATTTGAAAATTCTATTATATCGCCCTGGTGTGTTCCACTCTTTACAGAAACAATATAATTTGCATCTGCTACCGTGGTTGTAATTGTACCATCAGAACCAGGATAAAACTTTTCTCCTGTTGGTGCAGTTAACGTGACAAGATTTTGTGTGAGCGTACCAGAAAAAGTTCTTTTAAATTTGAATTTTGTATTACTTGATCCTGATGGTTCAAGATTAGCAACCGCTTGATTTTGTAATGGAAAAATTAAACTTCTTCTATCATCAGTATTGTCATATAATATTGTATTGGCGGTTTCTTTTCCATTTAATCTACCTGATGGATCAACATTTAATCCTTTTACAATAGTGGTTGTCGCATATTGAACCATTGATGAAACGTCTTTAACACCAAAATTTATTGAATATGTTGAATCTGCTCGTGTTTGTTGCGTTAATGCAGAATCAAGTTGTGCATGATAATTAGCGGCTTCAGCAGATCCATCATTATCAGGATCATACCCTACACCTGCATTATTATTTGCTCCTGACCAACTTATAATTGTTCTCGTATCTGAAGTGTCAACACCTTGAAAAGAAGTATTGACTGTAATAGTCGTTCCATACAGACAATTCATTGTTGGAAAAGATTGAGCACCTGATGTTTTTAATTTTATGAGTGTCGTATTTGCTACTGCACCACCAACAGTTCCTGTTGTTTTATCAAATCTAAAATCAAAAAGATGAGCATCATATACGTGAGGAAATACTTGATGCATTGTATTGGCACCTGAAGTTCCATATTTTGTGCTTACAGACGAGTCTCGTCCTTTTCTAAAATCAAGTTGTCTTATTCTTGCAGTACCAATTTTAGTATTTGCAATTGTGGCGGCACTTGTAGTATCAATACCTACAAAATCTATTTCATCATTTGATGTGAATATGATAGGTGATGAAGGAGATGCACAATGACCGTCTTGAGTTGATGGATATTTAACCATATGCAAATCAACAAGATCCATTCCTGAACCTTTAATCTCACCATTTGCAGTATTTGCGCCAATATCAAATTGAGTATTTGCTAATAAATCTGTGACAATTAAATATGGACCAAAATTTACACCTTGGCTCTCACCATCTACAGTTCTCGTATCTCGTGCTTTGTTTATATCTACTGTTTTTGTGCTAATACTTTCATATTCATAACCTTTGACATATGCTTTACCAGGCCCAAGTTCACCAGTCAACTTTGTTTCAATACCTATTCGTTGGTTATCTGACCCATCTCCTAAAGTTACACCTGAAGAAAGTGTTAAAACAGAATTATTTGTAATTGAACTTATAGTACCTGTACGAGTAGTATTACCTGAAAGAAAAATAACATCTGAATCATTTAAAGAACTTGCAAAATTTGTTCCATTACCTGTAAAATTTGTACATGCATTAGCGGCAGTTCTTGCTGAGGCTACACCAGAAATTTTATGCTGAACAACATCTAAACCAAATGGTTTAACCGTAAAATCTCCAGATTGATCATATGTTCTTCTAGCAAGAGTTTTTTCTAATTCACCTAATATTGGATATGTTACCTCTTCTGTTTTTACACCATCTTCTACTCTTAATAATTCAATAAAATTTTCGTCTGAATTTCTTTCAATAGGGTCGGTAATAACTTTGGTATACTGAATATCAGATCCTGTAGCAGGAGTGACAGGTAAACCTGTAATAAAATATGTAAAAGTTGTACCAGATGGAACGCTTGCAATTGTATGTTTACCTAAATATTCTGCTTGTGTCGTATTTGAAACAACTACTAAATCTCCAGCAGATAAATTGTGATCAGTTGAAGTAGTGATAGTAACTGTATTTGATGCTGATGAGAAAGTTACACCTGATGATACGATAGGAACACCTGATTCAAAAATATCTTTCTTAGAAAATGTCAATGATATTTTATAACGATTTGCACCTGGAGCGGAATAATTTGAAGAACCTAAAGCATTATCAAGTAAACTTGTATCGTCTACGCTTGTGATAAGTTCTTCATTTACAGTTAATCCAATTCTATAAGTTGGAGTATTCCCTAAACGATCTAAAACAATTGTTTGAGGTTCAACATATACGAAATAACCTCCAATGTAATAAATTGCTTCTGATATGCTTACGGTTGAAGTAACATCAGATGAGATTGAAGTGACTAATGTAGTTACACCTGTTAACCCTTCAGCCGCACCTGCCACATTAGCAAAATATGTAGATAATGTACCTGAAGTTGTAGTTTGTATAATTTCATCGTCAACAAATGTTTTTTCATCAAGGTAATTAATAATTAAAGTATTTAATGATGTTTGTGTAAATGCCACTGATTTTATAATCAAAGCCCTAGCACCTGATGTTTGACCTGTTATAATTCTATCCTCAAAGTTCGTTACATCTATTTCGTCACCAGAATAATTTGTTTTTAGTTGCAAGGAATTAAGAGTTGTATTTAGAGTGACTTCACCACCATAAACTTTTGCACCATCAGAAAATACATAATCTCCAAGTGTTTCAATTTGTTTTTGTAAAATGGTTTGAAGTTGGGAAAGTTCTCTGGCTTGTACCGAGAACCCTGGACGAAAAAGAATTTTATAAAAATTCTTAGTGCTATCAAAATCGTCATAATATGGTGAAATGTTAAAATCTTGCGTTAATTTAGGCATTTATTAAAACTCCAGGACTATTTTAAAATCCTCAACTTGATCGTCTAATCTTGTTACTGGTTTTCTATTCTCAATATATAGTATGTCTCCACTATATGGCTTCATATCAGGATCGGTAACACCACTCGTAATAATTGTTGCAGTACCACCTGATGTGGCACCAGTGATTGTATTGACGGTTGAATTTGATGAGAAATCACCTTGTATTCTGTTTAATCTCATGACATTATTTTTTAAATCAATAAGCACACCATTAGCGGTACTATTTGCTAAACCATTACCTTGATAAATTTGTGGCATTTTTACAGTCTCGTCTTCTTGAAAACTTGTAACATCAGTTAATGATAATTTTACCGCTTGATCTGCAAGTGATGAAGTAAAAAATGCATTTGCATTTGCTGATTGTAATGGATCTCTAACAAGCCCAACTTGTCTAAAATCATTTGCAGTTGTGAAAAGTCCAGATTCATTACCAGAAACTCTCACATCAATCATGACACGATTTCCGCCCAATTCTTCTATAGCATTCTTACCGTGACCTCCAGGAGGGCTGATAATAACATTACCATTTGCACCAGTACCATGACTTGAATTTGCATATACATTAGTTGTTGCAGTTGTATAATCCGATCCTTTTACAGTAATGAAAATACCAGTGACTCCATGAGTTGTATTACCTTCAGTTCGTCCCATAACCGTAGCATCACCGTCACCATCAATTTGTACAGTTGGTGATATTGTATATCCTGATGAAGTATTAGGACTTATGGTCAATGCGTGTTCAAGTGTTACTCTTCTTAAAGATGCATCGTAAGCACTTATTTTTGATTGTTCACCTCTGGCGGCATTATTTTTAATAAACAAAGTAGAATCCACATAAATGCTATCAGAAGTATTATTTGCACTTGATGCAAGTGTCATAACAGTTGTATTAGATACTGCCGCCAATGTTCCTTCATCAAATTTATATGTTGAAAATACAGATTGACTTAGTGTCCCTCTTGCTCCTGAAGTTCCACCAACAATCACTTCTGTATTAGTCATTAATGAATTACCATTCGGAAAATAAACTAAATTATTTGCATCACTTGTATAAGAAATGATAGTACCTTCGTTTTCTGATGTTTGTCCTGTAATAGTTTCACCTACTATAAAATCTTGATCATCACCCTGTATATTTGAGGGTCTTGCAGTCATTTCTATTCTAAAATCACCATTTGATGTTTTGTTAATGATTTCTAAACTACCATCTACTGCCGCTTGTTCAACGTCAAATTGTGCTGATCCATCATCTGTTGCCCCAATTTTTTTGACTGGTACATATGCACTTGTTGTATATCTTAAAATTTCTTCAGAACTAATAGAGTACATGTATTTCCATTTATAACCATCAGTCAATTCAATAGTTGCCGTTCCAGTTCCTGTAGGTTTGATAGTTGATGCACCATTTGCTAAATTATTTTGCAAACATTTGTAGACATTAAAATCATCTGATATAACATAAAAATTATTAGCATAGATATCACTATTGGTATGAGTATAAGCAGTATAATTTGTTTGAGATTCCCAATTTATTCTTCTGATTACATGACTCACATCCGTTGCCGTAACTTTTTTAGCGGCAATCATTGCATTCCAATAATCGTAATTAGTATTAGCAACTGAATCAGTTGGTGCAGGTGGATTTGTATCATCAAAGGCTCCACCACCAGCATCCCAATCCTCAACTCTCCCTACAAACAAATAAAGATTTGTTGCATTCGTTTCATCAAGAGATTCAATGAATTGTTCAGCGTTATGTATTTTAAATTTTGTTGTGACTAAACTTGGCATATTATTATTTATTCAGATAATTGTGATGAATTTTGAAGACTGTTCTGAAAATGTAGACAAGTCTTCAAATTGAAATGTTCCTTTTGTAGAAGTCGTTGCTTGATATTCAACATTTAACAATCCTACCCCATCTTCAAGTAACAGAAAACCATTTGATGCTATTGTATCATTAACTCTTAAAAAGTTATTTGATCCCAAATAAGGTCTATTTAAAGTTAAAACAGTTCTATTTCTCTCAAAGTCCAATCTTCTTGAACCCACAAAATTAAAAGTTTGATTTAATGAACCATCTCCTATGGCAGTATTTACCACTATTTGAGTAGAATTTGTAATTGAAGTCACTTGAACTTTTTGTGATGTATTAGAAGATAATGTAATTATATCATTTTCATCAAGATCATTGTCAAAAAATGTATTTGCTCCTGTTATTGTTGTACTACCATCTAATATTCCATTGGCACTCGTAGTACCTCTTATAGATGTTTCATTTAAAAAATTATGTTTTATCGTAGAATTATCAAAATATAATGTAACACCAGTACCAATTGTTGTATTACATATAATTGCTGATGAATTGATAATTTCTGTAACTTTCATTGACCCTGATATACCGACTATGGTTATATCATCATCTACTCTTAAATCATCTTCAAAATCTGTGCCAACACCATAAATTAAATTATTTGAAAAAGACGATAGATTTGCACTGGCTCCTGATGTTACCCCTTCAGCATTTGCACTTGTTAAAAATGCTCCATTGGAAGAATGTAAAATCAATATTTTATTATTAGCAGGATCAGTAAAATAAGAATGAACAATACCCGAACCCGTTGTAGTTTGATCATTAAAAGTTAATCGTTCTACAAAAGTAGTATTTGATGTTTCAAGCAATAAATCACCAATTGTTGTAGTATTTGAAGCATCCGTAACAGGTTCTAAAGTCAATACATCATCTGTTTTTTGCGTTACAGTTTCTCCAACAGAAAATGTGGCAGTAGTATTTGTAATAGTGATGGTACTTAAAACATTTGAAGAAGAAGAATTTAATGTACCTATCAAAGAATTTTCTAATAGTAATTCACCATATGAAACAATGAATGCCTGTTCATCATCAATTACAAAAGTTGAATTCTCAGGATAATCATTTGCAAAATCTGTTCCTGTACTTTCATTTAATTCCAATCTAGTCTGATCTTCATTTCTTAAAACACCAGATCCACCAGGAGTTGCAGTTTCTAAATCAAGAAATGTAGCATCAGAACCAGTAATAGTTACAGAATTACCAGTGTAAGAGATTGTTCCACCAGAGGCATTAGATAACAGTTTATTTTGATTTAATTGAATAGAATGTGTTGGATCAAAATACAATTCTGTTAAAATGTTATCACCATCTTCTAATAATATCGCATCACCAGATTGTTCTTGTTGAAAAATATTATCAAAACCCATTTGAAGATTGATTTCTTGATCTCTCAATTCTCCAAACATTTTCATACCTGCAGGGTGAAGTAATTTTTCAACAGTTGGTTTATATTTGCTCAGTTGTTTTGTGCTTCTTAAACTATAACTGTAATCTTGATAAAAATTACTATCAATTAATTTTTTCTCTGAACTTAGTTGACCATCCCTATTTCTATATGAACCTGGAGTTACACCTACGGCACCGATATTAGCAGTTAAATTTGCATTTCCTCCTCCTTTGGTGGCAAGACTTACCGTTGGAGGAGTAGCATAACCTACACCAAAATTTGTTATTTCAATAGATTTGACTGAACCAGCCGCTAAACCTGAAACATCAACAGTCGCATTATTTCCTCTGATACCACCATCAGCAACGGCTACACCTGTATTTACAGTTGCTTGAGAGTTACTTCTAAAACCCGTTATTATATCATCATTCGTAAAGTTTACAGTTGACATGAGATATCGGTCATCTGACTCATGCCCAAAAGGCAAAGTAAATCTTACCGCAACATTTTCATCATATGTTATGGCACTAG